ATTTTACCTGCAAACAATTTAGTAGCAAAGTCTGTATATATCTTTTCATTATACTCAATATTTTTATAGAATTTAAGCAATGACATATACCAAGCTTGTTGTCTAACGTGATAAGGTGTGTAGTCTATTTCAACTTTTGGTTTCTGTTTTTTCATTTGTAGATGTTCCTTCTCCTAAACCTTCTAGTGCTGCTTTAACTTTAATTTTATCTGCATCTAATTCTTTAAATTCAGATTTAATTTTTGTTAAGTAATGTACAGCGTCTAACAGTTCTTCGATTGTTTCATCTACCCATTCGGAAGTAGGTCTTTTGTTATCTGACATAGTTTTCCCAAACTTTTCCATACCTTGTACATGTCTATCAATAGTTTTTTTGATTACATCATTTACAATTGGATCGTCTGTTATGTCACCAGGATTAAAGTCTGGATTAATTGTCATGTTTTACCTCTTTTATTTTTATTACAATTTCGGCATTTAGTGCTTCTGCCCAACAACAGAATAACCAGCCACTTGGTTTTCTTATACCACACTCCCATTTTGATACAAGTCCCTTAGCTACTCCTAATATTTCATCCATTTCTAATTGTGATATACCCATATTTTTTCTTATCTTAACAAATTGGGGTATTACTTGATTATGAAATTGTTCACCTAGTGCCTTATTTGTCATAATTACTAGGTATATGTATATTTCGGTAGCTGTCAACTACATATAGTAGTGCTGTTCATTACACTATTAGGAATAAAATAACCTAATGGTTTCTTTGTATATTCTGCTATTTTACCTAATTTAGTTATTGATACTTTGTTGGTAGCTCTTTCATACTTTTGAATTTGTTGAAAGGTACAACCTGCAGCTTTTGCTAATTCGGATTGAGTCATAACTCTATGTTCGAATGTAGTATGTCTAGCATGTTTAATTTGTTTACCAATATAAGTATATAGTTCATGTTCGTTATACATTGCTTTTTCTCCTTGATGCTTCTAATGTTCTCCATATTTCTATTTTCATTTCTGCAGTTTTTCTTTTATTTTTTAATTGCAGAAGTTCAATATTGAAGTCATTAATTTTTTTTATTGAATTTACATAACTTTCGGAAGCGTAATAACTTTCGGTAGCTTTAGACACAGCTACATCTGATTGAGTTACATAAGCTCCTTTGAAATGTTTTATCATATCTCGCTGATATTCTACCTCTGCCATAAGTTTAGCAAAGGTAGTATCTGTTTCAGCTAGATAATTTATTTCATTATCTATATCCATATTACTTACTTTCTAATTGTAGAAATTCTTTAGGTGCAGCTACTGGAACACCAGAAGCTTTGAACGTAGAACCTAAATGTTTCCATACATCTTTTATATCTCTACCAGAATATAAAACATTTTTAGCTTGTTCTTCAAGCAAATCTAAATCATGTTTTATTTTAAACTTAGGTAATTTAGATACAGCTTTTTCTGTTTCTTGTTTACAAGCTTTAGTTAGGTAATTTTCTATATTGTCATATTCTTTAACTTCTATAGACATTACATCATTATAATTACCTTTCCATCCTCTAATAGAAGACCAAGAATTTAACTTAGACTCAAGCTTACCAGCTGCAGCTCTTTTAGCTACAAATAATTTATTTTCATAAGATTCTTTTTGAGCAATAAACTTTTTAAGTTTATCGTCTGCATCTTTGAAAGCTTTTATTTCTGCTTTAAGACCTAACTTATCAACAAATGATTTGTAATTTTTATCAGTTTGTTTTTGAGTAGCAGCTTCTATTTCTGACTCAATGTTTTGTCTTCTGTTTCTAAACTTATCTCTAATAAGTTCATCAAGATAGTTTAATTCATTACTTCTTATTGGTTTCATTTTTACCTTTCTTTTTTGTTTTAGTTGTTTTAGTGGTAACAGTTTTTTGATTAGCAAAACTATTTACCCATTTGGTGTACTCTTTCTTTTCTTTAGGTGTCATTTTTCTACACCTAATCTTTCAAAGATATTTTCTTTTTTATCTTTAAAAACATTACCAGACTTTGATTCATCACTATATTCTGAATGTGTGTAATCAGCACTATCATCAAAGTCACCTGTTTCTGTATTAATGGTAAGTGTACCATTGACAGAATACTCACCTGCAAATGAATACCATTGATTTAATCTACCTTCATCAGCATAAACTAATGCTTCAAAGTTATCGTCATCAAAGTCTTCATCTTCATCAAGATCTAAAGTCTTAGCCCAATCTACTGTAACAGATTTATCATCTGCATAAAATACTGGTCTATCAAATGATCCTTCATCATTACCACCAGAATATTCTATTTCTACTTTAGTAATACCTTGTGTATGTAATGCTCTTAGTACGTCTTCAATTGTCTTGTCCGACATTTCTATAACCTTTCATTGTCCATTTGGTTGGCTTGATTAGAATTGCCCAATCGTAAAAACTTGGGATCCAACCCATGTCTTCAACGATATGTCTTTCTGCAATTAATCTGACAGGAACCATTTTACCATCAGAATTTTTTATTGATGTGCCAAACTTTTGTTCGGCAGCAAAACAACCTTCAGCGTGGTGTCGCAAAGCTCTATGACTCCAGTGTGCAATAATCTTTTTTGATTCGTCAAACCAGTCATGGATAGGTTGGTAGTCTTCTGGTTTACCACCCCATCTTTTAACTGATGATACCGAATGATAATAACAATTAGCCATTGATCTCCTTAAGTTTGAATTTTTGTTTCTTAACAATAGCAACAGTTCCAGCTATATGGTCGCCAGGCATACAATGAAAACCTGTTTTTTCTTGCCAAGCATACCAAGCTTTAGTTGCTCTTTTGTTTGGATAATTTATATTTTTAAGCTTAGCTTCTTCATCTGAATACATATCAAATGTTTTATCTTCATCATTATAACCTTGTATGATTTCAATTAAATCACATCCAATAAGTTTATATAATTCTGAAAACGTAGGTTTATTTTCAAACACATGAATGTCTTCGTTATCATTATCTTTCCATAATATTACATTATACATTGTCATCCTTTTGTTCTGCTCTATCTAAATAATCTACTACTAATGATCTAACTAAAGTAGCTTTATACAAATTATGTTTAGTACAATAGTTATGTAATCTTTCGTAGTTTTTTTCACCTAATGATAATCCAAACATTCCATATTTAATTGTATTTTCATTTCTTTTAGTTCTTTTATTTACTTTGTTTAACAATTCATCTTCAGTCATTTTTTTCCTTCGTTATTGTTTGTTTAATAAATTTTACATAGTGATTACAAATATCTATAGTTAAGCCAGTAAAGTATAAACACCAACTTAATCCAGATAATATGGCTATTAAAATATATTTCAAAAAACCAAAAAACTTAGGTATTACCCCTTCTACATTTGTGCGTAGAAGTTTTGCTTTTTCTTTGATAACGGACTTCATATAGCTATACCTTTCATAGTTATTTCTTTCTTTCTGTTTAAAGCTATCTCATTTCTTGGGATAGCTATGTGCGTTGCTTAATCCCCACAGTGCAACGCAACTGTGTGTTTATCGTAGAATAAGGGAGCAGTAATGATACCGACTAATCTTCTACGCTAGGATTCTCTAATTCATACAATGCTACTAAATGCTTTAATCTTTCATTAAAGTTATAACATTTAATATCTTTAGTATCTTTATGAGCTAATGTTTCTTGTTCTAAAAAATATAGTTTAAGTATTTCTTGTAAATCAAATATTTCTTTAAAACTTATTTTGATGTTGAGATACTTTGTAGTCGTATCTTGCTTCTTCTGCATTTGATCTATGCTCCTCTATGTCGCCTGGTGAATCTACTCCTAGTCTTGTTATACTAGAAATAAATTCAGCCATTTCAATTTTGCATTCTGCATAATCAAATTGCAACTTAGCTAGTTCATCTATTATATGTTGTTTGTATTTAGTCATCTGTCCTTTTGGTTATTTGGTAGTCCTGTTAACATTGTCATGATACCAGCAAAACTAATTAAGATCCCTAATACTTGGTGATCAGAATGTATTGCTGTTATCATACCTAACATACCTAGTATAAGTCCTGTTAATGTCATCATGATTCTCATAATTACATCCATTAGTTATACCATTTTTCTTTAGGTTGTTCATTCTTAACAACTTTGTAAGGTAATTCAACCTTAGTAGGCATATGTTTTGATACAGCAAATATCAAACCTAGAATGATTCTAATTGGTAACATAATTGCAATCCAAATCCATTTGGCAGCAACATTCATTAGCCAGTTTTGTAGTTTTATTAACATTGTTTTTCCTTTCTTTTAGTTATTAACTCTTTTTCAGCAGCATCATATAATGCACCTTCTTGCTTTGCTAATTCATTTAACATTCTATAAGCTTGAGTATTTTGTAGATTGTGTCCATTTAATAATAACAAAGCTTGTATTACTGCATTATGATACTGAGTTATTAAGTCTATAGTGTTTCTCATATTATCCTTTTATTATTAGAGTTTCGGCAGCAACGCCCAATGATTTTCAACGCCGATTGTTTTGAAAATAGGCTGTAACGATAAAAAAAACCCAGTACCCTGTTAAGAGTACCGGGTTTGATTGTTTATTATTACTTACCTAGAGCTTCTTTTAGTCTAGTCATATTGTATTCTTTCATCTGCTTAGTCACATCTTTGACAGGAGCTTTGCTTTGAGGCATAAACTTCTTACCAAAGGTAGTTTCATAACATAGAAGAAACTCATTCAATATAGATTCAGCTCTTTTGATATTAACTTCTTGAGCATCACGTCTAAAGATTAACTTGTCAACATTTAGCTTAGTGATCTCATTACCAACATCTTCTCGTAACGCAGTTTGCATAAGATCTTTTGTCTTATCTAGACTTTTGATACACTGTTCATGATGTCTTTGGAATACACCAATAATACTATTAGCATTCCATTCAGCCAACATAGACCAGTCTGGATGATCAGCAAATGGTGATATAACTGTATTGAAAAAGCCAGTAACACCAGCTTTCATATCAACACAATCTAATACATCTTGCATGTCATCTAATCTACTATCTGAATAATCTTGTTGATTTAATTCACTACCCATCATATCTAACTCCTTTAGTTATATTATTTATTTCGCTATCTATTTCACTAACTTTATCATAGTCAGCTTTCACTATAGCTTCTTCCTTCAACATTGATAACTCAACAACTCTTTTTCTATCGTGTTCATCTGTTATCAACTCATAGTATTTAACGTACTCCATTGTAACCTTTCTGTTATCGTTTACTTTATAACCGACATGGCATAACGCATGTGGTTAAGGTGTGCAGTCATCATGAGGCAAAGCTTAATGATACAGTGCGACACAACGCACCCGAAGGGGAATCACCTTTAGGTGAGGCGTTGATGTCCCTTGCACTGTTCATTAAGGCAAACTCATGATACAAGCACATTAATCCACGTGTGTGGGGGGGACCCATAGCAATAGTGAGCAACAGCGAACGGTTTCTTTAGAAAATTGCGTATGGGGTTGTAAGCGTTGCCTTTGGCAACTCTATTAGAGCAATCCAGAGGATTGATCAATGCGACCAGGATCGTTACCCTTTAGGGACAAGACCGAAGGGCTTGGGTGCTTTAGCACTAGAGCCTGTAAGTCGCCATACAAGATATAGTTATGTGAGTTTCCAATACCACTAAAGTACTGTTATTTCTCTTGACACAATGAAATTAAATATCTACGTACCTATAAGGGTAGAATAAATAAGTGTTATGAAAGACGATCTTACAGAGAAACAACGAGCCTTAGTAGATACAATCGTAGCTACTGGGTGTAGTATAACAGAAGCTGCTAAAACAGCAGGATATTCAACGAATGTTAGTAAAGATTCAGCGAGAGTAAGTGCTTCTCGCACACTACGTTTACCAAAGGTACAACAGTATATGCAACAGCGTGTTGCACAAACTCTTGGACTTGGTGCAGTAAGTGCGAGTAAAAGACTTATCGAGCTATCCACAGGGGCAAGGAGTGAATACGTTCAACTAGAAGCTAGTAGAGATATTCTCGATAGAGTAGGGTTGAGAGCACCAGATAAGGTATCTCACAACATACAGGGGGATATTAAGATTAATATTGATTTAACGTGAGGCGTTGGTATGCACCCACACATCTACGACTAGCAGAGTCGGAGGGTGGGGGCAAAAATCATCAGCCATAGCTGACGAGGCGACTATCACAGACAACAG